AATTCAAAAATGGGCACCAAATGTTTGGGGTTATTATGAAGAAAAGAGATTAAGAAAGGCAAAACTTTCTCCCTAAATATTTTCATATTTTATGGAGAACTAAAATTGCCGATTTATCCAGTCATCAATAAAAATACGGGTGAAACTAAAGAACTTGAAATGACAATTTCTTCTTGGGAAAAATGGAAAGAAGAAAATTTCAAAGATGGGTGGGACAGAGATTGGAGCCAAGGATGTGCTTCTTCACAAGAAGTGGGTGATTGGCAAAATAAATTAATCTCAAAACATCCTTCGTGGAATCAAGTTTTAGAAAATGCAAGCAAAGCACCAAAGTCAAAAGTGAAAAAAATCTAATGGCAAGAAGAAATAGAAAAGACGAACAATCAATAGGAATTGGTCTCACTGCTCGTCAGGCAAAGCGTAAAAAACCAATTAATTTAGAAAATCTTCTGGATATTGAACCTATTACAGAAAATCAAAAACTTCTGTTTAATTATTATGATGAAGGTAAAAATATTTTTGCTCACGGAGTTCCTGGGTCTGGTAAAACTTTTTCTCTTTTATATAAAGCACTTAAAGATGTTTTGGATGAAAGAACTCCATATGAAAAAATTTATATTGTTCGTTCTTTAGTTCAAACGAGAGAAATCGGTTTTATGCCTGGAAAGGAGGAAGATAAAAAATCTCTCTTCGAAATACCATATAAGAATATGGTAAGATATATGTTTCAGATGCCAAGTGATGTAGATTTTGAAATGCTTTATGGAAATCTAAAAGCACAAGGAACAATTTCTTTTTGGTGTACTTCCTTTATTCGTGGTATTACATTAGATAATTCTATTATCATTGTAGATGAAGCTCAAAATTGTTCCGCCCACGAGTGCTTTTCTGTAATTTCCCGTTGTGGTATGGATACTAAAATTATGTTCGCGGGTGATATAGAACAAAGTGATTTAACTAGAATGAGTGAAAAAAATGGAATTATTGATTTTATAAAAATCATCAATATAATGCCTTCGTTTGAAAAGATTGAATTTAATGTTGATGATATTGTTCGCAGCTCTCTTGTAAAAGAATTTGTAATTGCTAAAAAAACATTGGGACTTTGATGTATGAATTTTATTCATCATAATTATTTGGGTGACTTGGAATTAGAAAAAAAAGAAACAAATGGAATGAGATTGTATCATCTTCCAAATGGTAATTGGGTTCCATCAATCACTTCAGTTACTTCATTTTATAATCGTCAGATTTTTTTGGAGTGGAGACAGAGAATTGGTAATGAAAAAGCAAATGCAATTACCAAAAAAGCAACTGCAAGAGGAACTGACTTTCATCAAGTTTGTCAGGATTATCTGGAAAATAAGGAATTAATTTGGGATAATTATCAACCTCTCACAAAGGTGATGTTTTATCACGCAAAACCTTATTTGGATAAGATAAATAATATTCACGCAATTGAAAGAACTTTATATTCAGAATATTTTGGAATTGCTGGACGAGTTGATGCAATTGCTGAGTATGAAGGTGAACTTGCTGTAATTGATTTTAAAACTTCAGAAAAAATCAAACCAGAAGAATGGATTGAAAATTATTTCGTTCAAGAAACCTTCTATGCTTCTGCGTATTATGAACTTACAAAAATCCCTCCAGTCAAATTAATTACCATTATGGTAACTCCAAGTGGAGAAGTAAAAGTATTTGACAAAAGAAACAAAGGAGATTATATTAAGTTATTAGTTCGTTATATTAAAGAATTTGTACATCACAATCTTAGGTCAGATGGAGAATGAATTAGAGAAAGCTTTAGAAAGCAAATTTTACTGTCCATCTAAATTTGCTCAAGAAATTGAGAAAATTGTATTAGAGCAAAAAACAAATTATATTGATGCAATTATTTCATTTTGTGAGGAAAATGAAATTGACATTGAATCAATTTCAAAGTTAATTTCAAAACCTTTAAAAGAAAAACTTCGTTGTGAAGCAACTGAATTAAACTTTCTGAAAAAAACTTCTCGTGCTAGACTGGTTTTTTAATGGCACCATTTGATGTATATTGTAAATATCTTGCCTTAAAAAATCACTTTAATAAAGATTCATACGATTATCATAGGTACAATAAAAAGACTAGAGCAAGTCTTCAATCTTTTTACAAACGTCGTGATAGATTCTGGTTTGAAAAGTTATCACGACAAAGAAATGAAAAAGAAATAGAAGATTTTTTTGTTGCAAATTTTGTATCTTGTAATGATTCCGAATCATTATGGATTGGTGAAATTATTAAAGAAGGAGAAGATAGATTTAATAAATGGCAGAAAAAAATCCAATCACTTTCATATCTGTTTAAAGAAGAATCAACGAATTTATTTGAACAATATCAGTTAAATGAAGTCTTTGATTGTTCAAATGGACATCCCATTTTACTTAAGAAATTCTTATCTGGTAATATTTCTCTGGAAAGTATGGTAATCTATGATAACATCTTAGGATATAGAAATAATTTTGATTCAAAACTATCAGATCCAGTTTGGGAAACGGTGAGTCGAAGAATTAAAAAATATACACCATTTATACATATTGATGTATTCAAATATAAAAAAATTTTAAAAGAGTTGATTGTAGGAGAAAAATGAGTTTTTTTGATTCTGAAGTTGTTCGTGCTGAGATGGCAGAAATCTCTGAATTGCAAGAAGAAATATATGGAAGTGTTTTTAACTTTCATAGAATGTCAAAGGAAGATAGAATTCGTCATGTAGATCTTCTGGAAAGACTCTTAAATAAACAACAAATTCTTTATACTCGTTTGAGTTTGTCTGATGATGAAGAAGCAAAGGAAATGAAAGAAAGAATTTCTTCTTCTGCACAACTAATGGGACTTCCTTCTGGAATTGATATGAATATCATATTTAACAATATGACTAAAATGTTGGATAAAATGAAATCAGAGATTGACAAGGCAGAATAAATCTGATAGAATCTCTTTGGCTGGACGATCCATTAAGCTAAGTCACACAGGCCAATTACTAAAATTAATCAAATGTCAAATTTTTCAAATCTTAAAAAACAGTCCTCTCTTGGTTCTCTTACTGAAAAACTTGTAAAGCAAGTTGAAAAGATGAGCACCTCTTCTAGCTCAGGTGATGAGCGTTTCTGGCGAGCAGAGATGGGTAAGGATGGAGTAGGTTCTGCAATTATTCGTTTTCTTCCTGCTCCTGAAGGAGAAGAACTTCCTTGGGCAAAGCTCTATACTCACGCTTTTCAGGGTCCAACCGGAGCTTGGTATATTGAAAATGATCTGACAACAAACGGTCAAAAAGATCCAGTAACAGATTATAATCGTGCTCTTGTGATGAAGCACTCTGCGGATGGTAAATTTGAGAGTTGTCCGAAAAATATTCAAGATATTGTTCGCAAACAAAAGCGTAAACTATCTTATTATAGCAACATTTATGTTGTAAAAGATCCAACCAATCCTCACAACGAAGGAAAGGTTATGTTGTTTAAGTATGGTAAAAAAATCTTTGATAAAATTCTGAATGCAATGCAACCAGAATTTGAAGATGAAACTCCAATTAATCCATTTGATTTCTGGCAAGGTGCAAATTTCAAACTGAAAATTGTAAAGAAAGACGGATATTGGAACTACGACAAATCTGAATTTGATCGTGTTTCTCCTCTTCTAGATGATGATGATGCTCTGGAATCAATTTGGAAAAAGGAGTATTCTCTGACTGCACTGACTGCACCCGATCAATTCAAGAGTTATGAAGATCTTGAGAATCGTATGAATTCTGTTCTTGAATTGAATTCATCCCCATCACAGTCTCGTGCTGTAATGGAAAAGGAAGATGATTTTGATGAGTATGAATCTTCTTCAGGTCGTAATGAAAAAGTAATGCAGGAATTGGAAGAATCATATAATCGTTCTAAGTCACCATCGCTTCCTAAAATTAATCAGGAATCTGATGAAGATGAAGATGATGCAATGTCATATTTCTCAAAGTTGGTTGATATGTAATCAACCATAAAGGCGAATATTATCACCTCTCTTTAAGGTAGCGTTCACATACTGAACGCTACCTTTTTTGTATTCCATTAGTTCTTCAAGGTCATTGAATACAATATTTAAATAACTTGGTTTCAGAACATAGATATTTCTTTTTTCTTCTTCCATTAAAACTTCATAATCATAATTAGTAATTGAGTTTAAAACATTATCTTTTGAAACTATGATTTCAGTTTCCAGATTATTATCATAATATTGATAATAATAATTATTTGATACTGAAATTGGATTTTGAAGAATAAATTCTATATTCTCATTTCCAGTTAATGGAAAGATTTCGGTTTCTAGATCATTATTATTTACAAATTTAATTTTTACTTGATTTGATGAATCTGTAAATACTTCATTCACAGTAAATGTACCATTTACTGAAGCCTCCTCAAATCCACTAATGATGATTTTTGTTCCCGATGAAATGATAGGAAGATTTTCATCTTGACTTAAAGTAAATAAGAATGTTTTATCAGATGGAGAATAGATAACATTTGCAATTTCATTTGTTTTATAACTTGCAATAAATCCATTTCCAGTCTTCCAGGTACTTGAAGCACGTACACCAGAAGGTAAAATTATATTTCCTAAACTATCTCGTATTTCTTTAGTTTCATAATGATGAATTCCAGAATATAGATTTTCATATGAACCATACTTTTCAAGCATTACTTTATCAAATACTGATTGTGGTAGAGGCCACTCACTTTGAATATTAAGAATATTATTTGAAAGAAGAATTACCCAATCAAAAGATTCATCATTGTAAATTTTATATGCTACATTATCTGGTCTCTCATCACCAATGATTTTATATTTTGTGAAGAACGATAAATCTCCAAAGATATCTTCACGAAGTTTTCCGCGACGAAATAGATTCTTAACTGTTGCATATTCAGAGATTTGTCTTTGATTTGAATCTCTGCTTACATAATCAAAGTCTGGAACTTGTCTGAAGTATGGGTATGACATTTTAGTAACCTATATGGTCAACGGGGATTGTTGATACTTCATTATCAAAATAGTCTTTAGATGTCACTGGTTCTAATTCTGAAAACTGTAAAGTAAGATTATATGAAGTCATTGTTCTATTATCATCATTAAAAGTCATATAAGAACCATCTGGGGTATAATCAACATTACAAGATTGTAAAGCACAAGTTTTAATTCTATTAATTGAAGGATGCATTTCCTTTCCGGGTGTGTGATATGAAATGTTAAAAACATTTGGTGTTGCTAAAAATAAACCTCCAGTAGATACCTGAGGAGCCATTGCTTCTTTGAATGCTCTAATTATACTTCTAACTTGGGTTGATTCTCCTTCACTTCTTGGAGATAATCTAAAAGTGAAGTCAAAAGGTCTTAATGTCGGTCCTTGGAATAGCAACTCAAGATTAGGATTTACAATTGCTCCACCAAATCTTGAAAGTAATCCTTGTACACTGAGACCTTTTTGTTTTATATACAAATTAATAGCTCTTTTTACATTTTCATCTTTTGTTACCGTTGTTCCCAATTGACTGAGTACAGATGAAACATCATTTATTTTTCCATCCATACCAGCACTCATTAGACTATATCCTGCCAACTGAACTGGATTTAATTCGTTATCCCCTCCCCAATTTACAGTATTTCTATCGGTAATTGATGGTTGAATTGGTAATATTATAGAGGCAAGAATTTGTCTTTCCTTATAGTTTTTTTCTTCAAGTGATGTAAATTTTTTTTTGTCTATTTTTGATGTTATAAAATTTATTATATCAAATTTAATATAATCTTGACCATTATTTCGTATTGATTCTGGATAAACATAAATTTCACCTTTTTTATTCCATTTTCTACCATCTCCTTTTATTTGTTCTACATTTAAGTCTTCTGATGTTACTTCTTCTTTTTGAACTGATCCTGGTGTTGGGGTTGGATTTTGTGTTGGAGTTGGTGATTTTTTTTCTAATTGTTTTACTTGAGAATCTGTTCCACCATTAGATTTTACAGTCTTTTCTACTTGTTCCTTTATACTTTTGTTAAATTTATTTCCATTATATAAAGCTGCTATTTGAGTTGAGGATAAAATTGATTTCCCTTCAGAATCTTTTGTGGGTATCCAAGTTTTTCCACCATCAGTAGAAGTTGCCAGATCTCTTGTTTGTGTTTTATTTCCTTGTTTTATTATATCTTGAAGAGTAAGTTTTGAATTAATTACATTTTTATTATTATCTAAGTTTGCTTCTATTTCTACACTATACGATGAAGTGTCTCCAGATATAGAAGATGGAAATGGCTTACTTGTACTTGTTTTTGACCCAACATTATTCCAAGATTGTGAAGATGGCATCAAACACCCTCCTCATTTACAAGAGGATTAATCATCTCAATTTTTTGTAGAGTATGAGACATTTATAATAGTTTTTATTTATTTAGTCAGGAATCTTGCATAAGGAATTTGTCTAAGATGTGAAATCTCCTCATTGTTTACAATATGAAGTGGTCCAGCAACTTCCATCCAAGTATAATTTCTCATCTCATTCCAATGAAAATTAAATCCTTTAAATCCCCAACGTTGAACATCAGTACAGGCAATTAAAGGATGAACATCAAATCTTAAGTTTGGTGTTTTTGCAATGTAAATAAATGTATAATATCTTCCCACCTTTGGAATAAATTCAGTTTCTCTGAATACACTAAGAATCTCCATCATAATAGAATCAGCATCTGTAAGTCCTCTGATTCTTTTTTTAAGTTGTATAATTCTTGGAGGTGTTCCTCCAATATATTTACCGAAACCTTTATCCATTAGTTAAATAAATTATCCTCAGTAATGACTTTGAATTCAATTTTTCTATCTTTGCACCATTCATCAGCTGCACTCCATTTTGCTTTATTTTCTTCGTAAGTTTTCATTTCATAAAGCCAGGATTTAGTTTTTCTTGATGGAGTCTTTGGTTTTACTGTTTGTTTTTTAGGCTTCACCTCAATCACAAAAGTTTTAATTTCTCCAGTTTCTTCTTTTAGTTTAATAATAAAATCTGGAAAATATTTACAAATTCTTTTTTTGATTGGATTGTAATAGTTAATGAAAATTTCTTCAGACCCCCAAGCAATTACGTTTGTATTTAAGTCACACCATCTACAAAACTTTCTTTCCCAACTACTCCTACAGATTATATTGTCTGGGTCTCCTTTGTATTTTTCTGGATAGGATGGTTTGTATCTGCTCTTGTTGCTTTCTCCCATATGAGTGATACATAATATATACACTAAAAATATTTATAAATGGCTGGCCCGGAAATAAAACCTTATAGTATGAGCGCAATTAAAAGCAAGTTATTGAATCCTGCTTTAACGTCTCATTTTATTTGCCGTTTTTCTCCCCCAAAAGGAAATTTTGGAAAATATAGAACTGATAGGGTAAATGCAGGATTTGAAGGATTTGATTATTCTGGAGAAAATCAAGAATTAATTGAGCTTTCTTGTAGTGAAGCATCTCTTCCAGGTTCTTCACTTGCCACAATTGAAATTAATAATGATTATACTGGAGTAACAGAAAGACACGCATATCGTAGATTGTATGATGACCGTGCTGACTTTACTTTTTATGTAGATGGAAATTATTATATCATAGATTATTTTGAGAATTGGATTGCTTATATATCGGGGGAAGATGACATAAAAACTCAAGAGAGTTTAGTTTATAATTATCGAGTAAATTTTCCAGAAAAATATACAACAGGAAATCTTTATATTACAAAATTTGAAAGAAATTATGGGCGTAAAAAAATAGATTCAAATCTTAAAGAAACTAGACCTTTAACTTATAAATTTATTAATGCATATCCAATTAGCATTAATTCTATGCCAGTTTCTTATGATAATTCTCAACTATTGAAATGTACTATTTCATTTACTTATAGTCGTTATGTTATATCAAGAGACCCTAATCTATTTGCTAAGAGTGATGAATATAATTTATTTTTCAATAATCCTG